ATAAAGATAGGATGAGGGTTAAGGATGCTTTAAGGTATGCCATAAAGGCGGGTAAGGTTTTAAAGACTCCTTGCCATGTTTGCGGTTCTGAAAAGGTTGAAGGCCATCATCCTGATTACTCGCGTCCTTTGGATGTTGTCTGGTTGTGTAAAGAGCATCACCTAGAAATCCATAGATAAATTTCATGTTTTCCGTGGTTCTGGTATTCTCTGTTTTGGAATCGTCATGATTCTCCTTCTGTGTTGACTGCGCATTCTTTCTCGCTTGGCGTAGTCATTTTGCCCATCTCTTGTAGGTGGGCTTTTTTTCGTCTATAGTGTTTATGTTGATTATGGGGAGATATGTATGAGGGTATTGATTAGGAGTAACTGGTCTGAGAACATTCAGGAGTTGACAGAGGTTTGTTCTGCTAACCACAAGGCGTACTGCGCTAAGCATGGCTATGACTACAAGGCCAATCATTTAGATTACCAAAACTTCAACCATATTGTTCTGGATGACATTAGAAGTTTGTTGGAGGATTTGAAGAACTACGATGTTGTGATGCACGTAGGTATGGATACCTTGTTCATGAACCACAACATAAGCGTTAGAGACGTATTTGAGCCTTATGACAGCGTTATGGTGGCGAGAGAAGCAACGGGTTGGTGGCCTCTAAATTACGATGTGATGATTTTTAGAGCTGGACGCTGTGAGAAGTTGTTAGAAAGAATGATTAATGACTTTGATGTGTGGAAACAGTATCCGTGGCGGCAACAAGCGCATCTCTGGAACTTGATGCAAGAGGAGAAGTGGGTTCGGGATATGGTGAGGTTAGTTCCTGCCAAAACCATGAACCAGCATCCGACTAAGTGGCAGCTAGGGGATTGGATAGTTCACTTCTACAACATGAGCCTAGAAGACAAGCTGGCTAATGCAAAGAATATGCTGAGTCTTTTCCCTGATGGCAAACCCGTATGGAAGCAAAAGATGGACGGTGTGCGTCCCGGTGTTATTTAGGAGGTATTGATATGGATAGAGGTGTAGATATGGGAGTCATTATTGATGATGCTGTCCCTATGCCGGGTGCGAGAGTAGTGAGACGGTATCCGTATGCGGAGATGGGGGTTGGGCAAAGCTTTTATGTAGAGGGTGTGCAGATGCAAGTGGTGCTGAACGGTAATTGGAGGGCAGGTAAGAAGTTGGGTATGAAGTTTATCGCTCGCCGTGAAGGTGATGGCATACGTGTATGGAGGTCAGAGTGAAGACACCTAAAGACTTAGATGTGGTGAGAAAGGCTGAGTGGTTTTCGGATACGCCGGATATTGTAAGGGCTATGGAGTTGGGTGGATTTAATGTTTGGGCTAGGCATTTGCACAAGATGTTTATTTATCACAAGGCGTTAATAGCTGAGATTAGAAAGCTACGTAGGGAATTAAAAGGAGGACAACATGAGTAACGTCATAGAGTTGCATGAAGACTATGTGGATATGGAAGCAGATGACTACTGGCAAGAGGTTCGTCGTATGAACCATGCTGAGCTAGTCATGGAGTTGCGGCGTCAGCAAGCCCGTTCTGCAAGCCTGTTGGCAGAATGCCTATCTGAGTTGTCGAGAATGAAGAAGGTGCTAAATGGAGAACTCTACGCAGCAGAGCGATACGCAGGATAAGTACAAGGAGGAACTATTGCTTTCCAGACGTATCTTGAAAAATGAGATGAACAGAGCAATAAAGGCTATCAAACCTGCGGAGAAGATAGAGTTAGTACGCGGGTGGAGAGAAGTGTACAGACCAGAGATAGTAGATGAGCTTCTACGTGTTGCTAAAGACAAAGAGGCTAGGCTACGTATCGCCAACTGGAATCTTGATAGCTTTGACGCAGGAAGAATAAAGAAATGAAGAACTTTATAAAATGAAATTCAATCTAAATCAGTTCTACAAGTTTTGTGCTCAACTAAAGATTGAGACAAAAGAGCAAGGCTTGCGAAACCTAGATGATTTGCTAGGTACGCAAACCTACGTGATGGAAGAAATAGCGAATGGCTTGAAAGATAACATCCACTTCTTCGTTATCTTGAAAGGCCGACAACTTGGCATTACGACTATTTCTTTGGCCCTAGACCTCTACTGGCACTACATAAACAATGGACTTAATGGAACACTGGTCACTGATACTGAAGAAAACAGAGACATGTTCAAAGGAACACTCTCGGCCTATATGGATGGTTTACCAAAAGAGTACAAGATACCCATACTCTCACACAATAGAAACTCGCTTGCGCTCAAAAACNGAAGTCGAATCTTTTATCAAGTCGCAGGGCTTAGAGCGAAAGGAAGTCTTGGTCGTGGCAAGGGCATCACATTCCTTCACGGAACAGAAACGTCTTCGTGGGGCGATGAAGAAGGCTTAGCGTCTTTGCTTGCCTCTCTCGCTGAAACCAACGAGAAGCGTCTGTATATCTTTGAGTCCACTGCGCGTGGATTTAATATGTTTCACGATATGTACACCACTGCTAAACGCGCACGTTCTCAACACGCTATTTTCTGCGGCTGGTGGCGTAACCAACTCTACTCCGTTCCGGGTGACTCCAATCTCTACAAAGTGTATTGGGATGGGAAGCTTACGCCTGAAGAAAAGGAATGGACGCGAGATATTAAGAAGCTCTACAACGTAGAGATTAACTCGCGGCAGATTGCTTGGTGGCGCTGGAAGCTCTACGAAGGAATTAAAGACGATGCGTTGATGTATCAGGAGTTCCCGCCTACTGAAGACTATGCCTTCATCATGACGGGGCTAAGCTTCTTCTCTAACGCCCGTTGTACGGACGCTATGAAGATAGCTAAGCAGATTAAGTGCGACCACTATCGCTACAGCATGGGCGCTAACTTTATTGATACAGAGGTGCTGAAATCCACTGACAGAATGTCAACATTGAAAATATGGGAGGAACCCATTGATACAGCTTTTTATGTCATTGGCGCTGATCCTGCTTATGGCAGTTCTGATTGGGCTGATCGCTTTTGCATACAAGTGTACCGTTGCTATGCTGACGGTATGGAGCAGGTTGCAGAGTTTGCTACTCCAGAGATGAACACCTACCAGTTTGCGTGGGTGATTGCTCATCTAGCTGGCGCGTACAAAAACTCAACACTAAACTTGGAAGTAAATGGCCCCGGTCAGGCAGTCATTAACGAGTTACGCAATCTAAAACGCCAAGCAGCAGCGTTGGGAGGCAAAACCGGACATCAACTGATGGACGTATTGGGTTCAATGAGCAACTATATCTGGCGGCGTAACGACACGATGGGTGGTTTGTCTAACTCTATTGGCTGGCTGACTACAGCGTCTAGCAAAGAACGTATGCTTTCTTACATGAAAGACTACTTTGAGCGCGGGATGATAACGATTGTCTCTACTGATCTGATCGACGAGATGAAAACCATCGTGCGTGATGGCGGCTCTATCCTTGCGTCAGGTAGGAACAAGGATGATCGCGTGATGGCAAGTGCGTTGGCTTGCGCTGCCTTTGCTGAACAGCTTCAGCCTCGCCTAATTGCACAGAAAATCACAAGAAATGTCAGCAGAACACAGGAAGACAGTACGCCAGAGCAGATTGTTGTGGGCAGAACCGTATCTGACTACCTTAAAAGGATAGGAGTGTATGGACAGTAATGATGATTACATCATTCCTAAAGAGGAATTAAAGCAAATAATGAGGCGATTTCGCGCAGACAAGAAGCGCGGGATACCAATGCGCCTGTTTTATGAACTGTCAGGGGTAGATAAGTCCAGAATGGACGATATTTTCTTCTACGACCGGGCAAACATGACGGAATTGGTGCAAAGACGGGTTTCCAAGGCGTATTTAGCGTGGAAAAATGGCGAGGTGGCGGTAATGATTAGGTTTGGGCAGAAATGGATTGAGTGGAGGAAGAAACCCAAGCCCGTTATTGTCCGTGGATATGGTTTGCAGGTAGAAAATGGTGGCATCAAGCTCAAATTAGGGCTTAAAAACAGGTTAGATTACTCAGATTATAGTTTAGATGAGCAAATTAAGGGGAGATAGATATGAGTGTTATGCACGATTATAAATGCGATTTACATGGGTTTTTTGAGGCTTGGGAGCCTGTTTGCCCTGATGGATGCACTGAAAACGTCCAAATGGTGTTCTTGCAGCCAGTAGGAACCAAGTCAGACACCACAAAACACAACGACAAGACGCTAGACCAGCTTGCGCTTGATTTCAACATGACAAATATCAAGTCTGCAAGGGAAGGCGACAGTCAGGCGGGGTACTATTCGCGCAATAACAAGCCAGCTCCGAAGGGTGTGCCGGAGCCTCCACGCGAACCACGCGCAGGAGACGCTGCAATATGGGGTGGCGCTGGTGGTAAACTCAGCATGGACAACTTATTGAAAGGAAATATGTTTCCTTCTGTTGCTGGTGAGCAAGTTGGTATCATGCCAAACCAAGTTGGGAACTTGACACCGCCCCGTCCTGCGAGTTATATGCAAGACCAAGACAATTTATCATTGGATAAAAAATGAGAATTCCGTCAGAGCCTCTACAAAGAGAACAGTTCTACATTGATCTCATCGGAAAATGTTTAGTCTCAAGAGAAGAACGCAAGGCTGATTATGCCGCTC